CAACGGAATCACAGGTAACGAATTACTTCAGGATGCAACAGATGATAATAATCGTGCAGTCACTACTGATCACATAAAGGATGGTGCAGTAACATCCGAAAAACTAGCAACGACTGCCATAAACACACTTATGCCTACAGGGACAGTCATGCCATTTGCCGGAGAGAATCTTCCTAATGACGAATGGTTGTTTTGTGGTGGGCAGTCTGTTGCAATTGCAGATTATCAAGCATTATACAATACAATTGGATTTAATTATGGGGGTTCAGGAAGTAATTTTAATCTGCCTGACCTAAGAGGCCGAGTGGTTGCGGGTAAAGATGATATGAATGGGCTTACTGCAAACCGACTGACATCATCTTCAGCGTCAAATCTAAATGGTGTGGTTTTGGGTTCCACAGGTGGAGATGAAGAACACAAGCTTACAGCCCTTGAATCAGGATTACCTGCACATAATCACGACATCCCCTATAGTACAGAAGATACTGCGGGTGGTAATCAAGTTGGAACAAATTTTACAGGCACTTCTGATACGCATCAAACAACTACAAGCATTGGTCAAAGTGCGACTGATTTTCACAACAATGTTCAGCCAACAATCATTTTAAATTATATAATTAAAACTTAATCGCCATGATGAAGAAAAAAATCAAAGATCCATTGGCACAGGCCGCAAAACTTTTAAACGAGAATGCTCCTGAAGGCGAATCACTCGCATACATAAATTCGGCAGAAGCTAAGATGCTTAAAGATGCCGGAGGAGCGGGCGAACCTGTAAATAGTTCAGGCGTTCCATCGTACTTTTTACAGAAGCTTTTTGGTGGAGGCAAAGCACCACCCAAGCTTGAGAAGTTTGATGTGGGTGGATCTGCAAGGGAATATATCGATGCAATGTCGAGCCCTGAAATACAGAGCCGACTACTAGAGACTCGCCAAACTTACGACCCACAATATCAAGACTTACAGATGAGTCTTGCTCGAAGAGCCGCTGATCCGATGGCAAGCCTAGCCGAGCAAGAGGCTATGAGGGCACAGGATTTTGGCGGTCGCATGGCCGAGCGTCAGGCAGGTACTGATATATCTTTGATAAATCGCTTTGGTGCTGACATGACACAGGCTCGCAGGGCATCCGATCCGCTCATGCAAGCCCAACTTGAGCAGATGAATAAAGTGGCTACTGATGCATATCAAGAGTCGCAGATGCAGGATCTTTCGCCTGAGATGCGTAGGCGAGCAGATCAGTCCGCAAGAGAGGCATTAACCGCAAGAGGGCGTGACATGGATAATGTGGCAATTGCCGCAGAAGCGATGAGTCGGGAGGACTATCTTCGAGACATCGTAAATCAAGCCCGTGGACAGTTTCAGAATTTAGGGACTACCGCCGCAAAATTTAATTTAGCCACCTCTGTCGATCCATTAATGATGACTAGGGGAGGAAGTAATTTTACCCAACAGGGCTATGGAGCAAGGGCGGCTTTGTTTGGAATGCCACAGGAACAGGTGACTCGGATCAATCCTGATGCGGGCGTGAATATTGGTATGCAAGAGTTTGGTAACCGAGCCAATTACAACGCCAACACATACGCGGCTCGCGAACAAGCGGCCGCAGGTATGGCGAGTGGGCTGATGAATATGATAGGTCAAGTAGGAGGTGCCGCTGTAACTGCGGGAATGGGAGGCGGTTAGCCGGGACAATCGATGGGTGATTATTATAACTATGATCAGAATGCAATGATGGCAGACGCAATGCCCTTTCCGGGCTAAAGGAGAAAACAAAATGGCAATAGGAGATACAGTACAGGCGGGCTTAATGAGGGTAGATCCCTCGGCAATATTGGAAGCAGGCAGAGTAAAAGGTCAGCTTGGTCAGCAAATAGGGCAGACTTTGGGTGGTTTGGCTACTACTTACTTTGATACTAAGAAGCGAGCCAAAGAGTCTGAGGGGCAAATAAAAGGTGTATCAAGTGCCCTTAAAACACTTGCAAAAGCTGATGATGGATTTGCTGATCTATATGAAGCACAAGATGCAAGAATAAATGATCCTGAGATTCCATTGTCACAAAGAAGGGCAGAAGCATTAAGCTTTATGCAGAATCTTGGGGTTACACAGAAATTGCGTAGTGCCCAAATTGCTGATCGGGCAACACTTGCAAGCATGAAAATATCTGAGGAAAATCAAAAACTTAAGGAAGATCAAGCGATATTTGATAGAGTTATTAAGCAACTAGGTATCTCGAAGGACGTATTTAGCCTAGCGGAAGATATTAGAAAGAGCAACGAAGATAAAGCAATGCGAACAGTGTATACTCCTGAAATGGAGGGGGCACAGAAACTAGCTGAAAAGCAAATAACAGAGGCTAAGGCATCTCAAACTGTTCAACCTGTATTTGATTCAAGTGGTAAACCTATAGCCGGTTTAGCTAGAAGAGGCACTACATTACTTCGGAAAGATCCAAGTACAGGTCAATTTTCTATTCTTGGTACAGGGGTTGAGAATGTTGTGGCTCGACCTACAATCACTACACCTGAACCATCAATTGAAGAATTTGATCCCGAAAAAGGTTTTGCTGAATCTTATGCAACAACTCTTGAGGATATTGGGCAAAGTGTTTTTAGGAAACTTGGTGGTAAGACTCAAGAAGAAATACTTGGGTTTAAACTTAAAGGTAGCGAAAGACTTCGAGCCAAACAAATGGTTAGAGTTATAGGATCAACAATTAGAAAACCATTAATGGAAGTATTTGGTGGTAAAATGACAAATCAACAGATTGATTTGATAAATGAAAGTATTCCTCTTGAAGGTGATCAAACTGAGGAGGGTATGGAAAAACTTAGAGCATCAATAAGATTATTAAAACAAAAACGCTCTCAAGCTAATGATGTATTGGTTCTTTCTAATCCTGAAACAGAAAATTATGCCAAAGCTACAAGTGTGATAAAAGAAATTGACGCTAACCTACCAATCATAGAGGAAATAGTTAATAAATACTATGGTGACATTCCTTCAGATGGTAGCATGGGTTCTTTATCTGATGTAGATGCTCTTTTACAAAGTGAAAAATTGCTTCAAAGTTTGCCAAGAGATACAAATAAAACAAATTCGAATATTAGCCCACTCGATATACTTGCCCGATAATTATGGATGAGCAACAAAATACCAAACTACCATTTGATCCTTCTCGATTAAGCAATAAAGATCTTGATAATCAACATAGTAAATTTCAAAATTATTTAAGAGAAAATATTGGATTACAAGGAGAAGTAGGCTATGCAGAGGCAGAAAGTCACTATGAGTCTTTAAATGCTGAAAGAGCAAAAAGGATGTCGATTGCTCTACAGGAGCAGACACAAAAAGATCCTAGCTTGGCTCAACAAATTGGTGCTATAGGTCGTGGTTTCCAAGAAAAAGGTGTAGATATTATGGGCACTTTGCCTGATATATCACAAGCTATAGCAAATAGATTAGGTATGGACGAGGGTGAAAGTCCTTTTGGTTCAAAAAACCTAAGCAGAAGTCTTCAGGGTCTAGGAGGTGGATATTATAGTTCCGAGCGTTTACCAACAGCAGATGATTCTAAGCCAAGAATCTTAAACCCTATAACGCAAACAATATTAGGCGTACAGAGTACATCTGAACCTGCCACACTTGGAGATATGCCATCAAGGTTACGGCCATATGCCGTAGGTGGAGAAGAGTTGGCTATAGGTATGAGTTTCTTTGCTCCACAAGCGATATCTGCTAGGTTTGCCAAACTTGCACCTACTCCTGTTGCAATGAGTCAGGGAAAAGGTTTTGCACTCAAGCAAGCAGTTAATGATCAAGTTCAAGCTTTTGCCAAAAATCCATTAGCATATGCAGGTGTGGAAACAGGTGTAGCCTCACTACAAGCTTTAGGTGGTGGAGTAGCGGAAAAAATAGCACCGGGTGATGAAAATGCAAGGATGATTGGAACACTAGCACCTGTTCCGCTTGTAGCATCAGGTGGAGTTGCTTTAACTTCTTTCTTAAATTCCATAACAAGAGAAGCTGTACCAAGGGTAACAAAACAAGCTACTAAAGTAGCACGTATGTTACTGCAAGGAGATAAGGCAATAGAAGCTGAACTCAGTAAGGAATTAAGTAAATACTTTACAAAGGTGGATATGAATCCATCAGAAGCTATAAAAGTTTTAAGTGAAGCAATAAGTAAACAGGGTTTAGTTGAAGGTAAACTACCGGGTACATCTGTAGGATTATTAACAGGAAATAAAGAGTTACTTGCAATTGAATCTGCAATAATAAACAACATTCCTGATGTAACTGAAGAGGCGGCAAAGGAGGCAAAAAACGCAGTAGTCACACTAAATAATGCTTTTGATAATGTTTTAAAAATTGAAGGTGCAAATCCTGAAATAGTAAGGGAAATTGCAGATGCTAGAGTGGCTCAAATAAATGCACTTTTTAGTACTAAGATTAGTAATGAGATTACTAAAATAAAAAACCTACAAGAACAAGCAAGATTAGTTAAATTGCCAAATGCACCACTTGCAAAACAAAGTAGTGCTGTACAAATCAGAAAGATTATAGATAAAAATCTAAAACAACTTGATGATTATGAAACTTCACAATGGAATAAGCTTGATAGAACCCTAAATGCACAAACAAACGAAACTCAATTGGCAATATCTAGCCTTATTGACGAAGGGTCTACACCTTTTGTTCCTGAGTCTTTAAGTAAACTTAGGGCAGTAAGGGATATTGGTGAATCTATTGATCCCGTAAAAGCTAGAGGTGTAAGTTCAGGTGACTTGATCGATGCAAAAAAAGAATTATCGAAAAGAATAAGAGAGGCAAAAAATGCAAACAATCTTCCCCTAGTAAGAGAGTTAACCATTATGCAAAATGGTGTGTACAATGATTTAAATAAAATTAGTAAAAGATTTGGCGCACAAATAAGAATAGCAAATGCGGCCACTAGAAATAAATATGGTTTTTTGGATATAGATGTTGTATCCGAATTACTTAAAAAAAGTGGTCAAGGTAATTTACCTAAGCCTGATTTAATCTTAGAAAAAAAACTTCTTGGCAAACAGCTATTAGCATACAACACATTTAACGATTTATTAGTGGCGACTAGAGGGCAAATATTGTCTAAAGAAAATGCCAATCCACTAGGTAAGTTTTATTTAGCCGCAGTTGATGAAGCTATTGACCCAAATGGATTGGTTGATGCTGATAAATTAAGTACATTTATGATTAGAAACCAAGAAGGTTTGAAAGCCCTTGGTATGTATGATGCTTTAAGTGAACCTCGTAATCAGGCTTTATTTGTGAAAAAGATGCAAGAATATCATAAGCAAATGAATGAAGCGCCAACACAAAAAATTTTACAAAAAATTTTAGATACAAAACCAAGTCCTGAAAGGAATTTAAGTGGCGTTGAGGAGTTTATAGATAAAACTTTATTTAGTAGCACCAATAGAAAAAAAGAATTATTTAAGCTAACAGATTTAATCAAAAGAAAGCAATTCCATAAGCAAGACCCAATTCAAGCTCTTGAAGGTGTACAATATTCTGTACTGCAAAATTTGATTAATAAATCTTTTCTTAAAAGAAAGTATACGCCTTATGGAGAAGAGGTAGCAGATTTAAATCTTATAAGTGGTAAAAATATTAAAGATTTGCTTGAGCAAAAACAAGGCAAGACAACACTCGAACAAGATTTATTATCTACTAAAATATTCACTAAGGAACAAATTAATTCTATAAAGCTAATGGCAGATAAAGCTATTGAGCTAGAAAAAAATCTTTTAATCAGAGAAGGCATTGCACCTAGTGAAGCTGTAGACCTTTTACCCAAAGGTGATGCACTTGCTGATATTATGGGAAGACTTGGAGGTGTATTTGTCGCACAAGCAAGCCCCATAGTTAGTGGGATTGGACATGAGTTAGTTATTTCATCAATTTTCTCTAAGGCCGGTAAAGATCTGATGTCTAGATTACCAAAAGATAAACTTAGAAAGGTACTTATTGAAGCTACAAGAGATCCTGTCTTAATGAAAAGACTTCTTGAGGATGTAAAAACGCCTAAAGCTGTAAGAAGTAGAGATCAGTATTTCTTAAATGCTATGGTATCCAAGAAAATTCTTTCTGAGCGCGAACGATATGATATTGAAGACTCTGCCTATGGTGTTAACAATATAAAAAAGTTACAGGAAGATATTGCAGCGTTAGGAAAAAAAGGTCTTTCAGCAAATAGAATTATGGCAGTGTATGAATTAGCCGCAAGAAATAAAAATGAAAATGTTGGGGAGTTTGTGCTTGATCAGGTACAATCTATTTTAGACATGAGTGACGAGGAAAGGACTAAGATTAGGATGCGTATACCTAAAAGACCTGTTAGAAAACGAATCACTCGTCCCAACCTACAACCAACTAACCCTTGACACTTTCACCGATATAGGTAGATTGTACTTACATTCATTATTCATAATATTATCCTTATTATGTAGCTACCTCTGAGAGGGGGTAGCTTTTTTATGTGTTGACATATTTGTGCAATACCTGTTTATGTTCAAATCTCTCGCCCAACAGGGCATAACTAAAACATAAAATAAAATAATATTATGGGATTCTTAGACAACATTAGTGAAGAGCCTGTTAAAGCAGGTAAGTATGTAAGATTGCAAGATGGTGAAAATCGTCTTCGTTTATTAGGCGGAGGTGATGATGGATTACTCATCTTCGGTAAAGAAGGATGGACAGGTGGAGATGATAGTAAGAAAGTTCATCGTTGGGATCTTAAATCAGAAGCACCTAAATTGGATTTCAATGATGATCCAAAAGTGTTCATGGCAGTACCTGTTTGGAATTACCAAGTTGAAGCAATTCAGATTTGGAATATTACTCAGGCAACTATACGGACAAAGATTCGTGAGTTGGCAAATGATCCTGAGTGGGGAGATCCTCGTAACTACGATATCAAGGTAAAGAAGGAAGGTGAGCAAATGCTGACTAAGTACGAAGTTACTCCATGTAAGGAGAAGGAGTTGACTGATGAGGTTAAGCAAAAGCTTGCATCAACAACTATCGACACAAAAGCATTGTTTGATGGTGGTGATCCACTGCCTGAAGCATGAGTGGAAAGTTTACTATTGAGGTACATAGTAGTCCATCTAGGTATGAGTTTGAGGGATCAGTAGCAGATGCTATTGATGCAATGGATACATTACACAGGTATCTATTGGATGGACATGATCCAAGGATTGCTCATGCAAAGATTGCAAACCTCAAGAGGGTTGGTAAGAGCAATGTATCTACAAGAGCTTTATCACCTCATAAGGAGGAGATTCAGAGGTCTAGTTTTGATGTAACCCTGAAACAAATCAAAGACAATGCTACAGGTTGATATAAGCAACAGCGAGTATCATTCAAGACCTGAATTGGGTAGGAGTACAGCATTTGACTTGCTGAACACTTGCCCAAAGCTTGTGCGACACAAACAACAAACAACAAAAACTGATGCCCCTCATTTCGTTATTGGTGGAGCGTTTCATACTGCTACACTTGAGCCACATAAGCTCGATGAAGAGTATGCTGTGAAGCCAACCGAAATTGATGGTCAATCATCTCGGACAAAACACTATAAAGAAGCGTTTGAGATGATTGAGAAATCAAATCCACATAAGCGATGGTTGACTCCATCTGATTGGGATAAAGTAATAGAGATGTCCGAAGAGGCTAAGGAGCATCCATTCTTAGAGAGTTATCTATCTGAGCCTGACAAGATAATTGAAGGCACAGGATTCTTTGAGCTAATGGGTGCAAGTTGCAAGGTAAGACCTGACTATTACTCCCCATCAGATGGAACAATCATTGATCTTAAATCTACTACAGATGCAAGTCCAAGAGAGTTTAAGAGAAGTGTACATAAATATGGTTATGCTTTTCAGGCCGCTTGGTATCTACATGGATTAAGATTGTGTGGTGAGAACCCAAAGAGATTTATATTCTTTGCGGTAGAAAAAACTCCACCATATTTGACAGGTATATATGAGATCTCCAATGATGATGTAGATAAATATATTCCTATGATGGAGCAAGCCTGTACTAAATGGGCAAAATGTGTGGAAACAGGAGTATGGGATGGATATCCCGATAGTGTTCAGGTGCTTGACATGAGCAATAAAATAACTCATGGAAAGATGTCGATTACTAAATTGGCAAAGCACCTTAGACTATCAAGGAACACAATAAGTAAATACATAAAGGGGTTAGAGAAACAGATAGTAGGAAGAGAAACCCTGTATGATATAAACGAGGTAACTAAAGCAATAACAGATGGCAAAAAAAATAAACGCAAATCGAAAAGGAAAAGCGTTTGAGCGTAAAGTTGCACATATATTAAGTGATAATGGATTCCCTGCAAGGCGTGGACAGCAATTTGCAGGGAGTCCTGACTCACCTGATGTAGTCAGTAGCGACTTTCCTTTTCACATAGAATGCAAAGCAGTCGAGAGATTAAATATAGATAATGCTATGCTACAATCGATTAAAGATTCAGGTGAAAAAGCACCATGTGTCATCCATAAAAAGAACAATGCAGACATACTTTTTACATGCAAATTGGATGATTTTTTAACACTATTAAACAAGAAAAGTTGGGAATAATGAAATGAAAAAAGAGATTAGGATAAGAATTGATAATGAATTACATGATAAATTACATGAATATTATAATAATAATAGGGATAGATATTCCACTTTTACCTCGGCAATCCGCTCACTTTTCGCAGATATACTATCCACAAAATGCGGACAAAATGTGGAAGTTTTGCGGACAAAATGCGGACAAAATGCGGACATTTTGGACGATATCCCTCACGTACGCGCGACACTTCCTTCGGAAGTTACTAATAATTATATAGAAAAAAAGAAAAAAAAGGTAACTCCCAAAAAACGTGCTTGTTCCATACCCAAAGATTTCAATCCCCCGGTAACCATCGCAAGCGATGAGAACCTTGATCACAAAAGAGCAGTTGAGTATTTTCGTAATTGGGCTGAAGCAGGTGACAAGAAATATGTCGATTGGATTGCTTGCTACAGGAATGCCTGTAGGAATTGGTTAAAGGATAAAGTTCCTTCCTTTAGCAAATCCACTAAGGTTAATCGAATCTCCTTAGACTGATGGATTATCAGATATCTGAACAGGCAGTACTATCTGCGTGTCTACGAGATGATAGTGGATTATCAAGTGCCAAGGCTTGCGAGCTACTCACTGAATCTGATTTTTCATCAGAGGCTCATCAGAAGATCTTCAACCTCATCAATCAGAAGCATGACATCAATGAGGTCGATGTTTGTATTGAGCTACCTGAATGCTCTCAAGAAGCTTTAGCTCTAGGTGAGCGCTATGGTGGGGGAAAGATTGATCGGTATGTTGAGCAATTGGTTTCCTCAAGAAATCAAAGGATAACTGATTTGGCTCTCAAGGAAGCGATGGAAGCACTTGATCAAGGGACATCAGTTGAGAATATTGCAGGTCAATTCAATAGCAAAGTAGCCAAGGCACTATCGTCAGGGAGTGGGCAAAGCAAGGTGAGTAGTGCAGTCAAGAAAGCAAGGGATGAGTTCTTTGCTATTGATGAGGGTAACTCAACCGCAGTATCCACAGGATTTAAAACTTTAGACTTTGCATTCGGTGGAGGTTTCCAAAGGGGTAGGTTGTATGCATTGGGGGCAAGGCCGGGGATTGGTAAGTCAGCACTTGCCATTCAGTTCTCTCATCATGTTGCTTCCAAAGGCTACAGGGTCGCTTATGCTTCCCTAGAGATGTCTGCAACCGAGTGCGCAGGTCGGATGCTTGTCCGTGACTCAATGGTCTATCGTCCGAGAAAGAAAGGTGACCTCAATGAATCCCATCGGCAAAAGATTGAGGAAAGTGTTAAACGCATGAGTAGTCTTCCATTGACCTTCAAGGATGATAACAAAGCGACATTGGATTCCTTCCGAGCATTCCTCTTCCAAGAGAGAGCAAAGGGTGACTTGGGACTCGCAGTGATTGATTATCTCCAACTCCTGTCAGCACATGGATTCAAGTCAAGGACTCAAGAGGTCGATTTTATATCTAGGTCATTAAAGCAATTGGCAATGGAACTTGATGTTCCTATCTTAGCCTTGAGCCAATTGAATAGGAACTTGGAAACGGCAGGTCGAGATCCTATGTTATCCGATCTCCGTGAGTCAGGGGCAATCGAACAGGATTGTGATACAGCAATGCTTCTCTCCGTTCACAAAGAGGATGAAGAGGAATCACTTGATGAACCAACCGAGGTAATCAAGTGCCACATAGCCAAGAACAGAGGTGGGCAAAATGGGTTGGATGAATTGTTGGACTTCGATAAGGCTCACGGATTGTTCAGCGTTAACCTTCCCAACAGGCTGAATTAAGCCCAAGAAAGCATCAAAAAAGCGTTTTGATTGATTACGAGGGTAAAGACTCATATCTCAAAACAAAACGCTTTTAAGAGGGGGTACGGGGTTGGTTAGATTATGTCATCTATACTTCGATGGTTTTGTAATTGTTTGTCAGTATGGTTAAGACAATTGACCAATGGATCTTGTTACTCTTTGAGCAGTTCTCAGATTCCCATAATGGTTGAATGTTCTGCCAATTGAAACAAACCTTTTGGTGACTCGGCTTTGTGAGATCAAAGAATGCACATGGGATGATATGATCAATATGCCATCCACCTCTACCCATGTTTTCCCAAGTCATCCCTTCTTTGAATTTAGATTCCAAACTATCACATGCTTTTTCTATTGTGCATCCTAATAGTTTTATCGAAGACTTTGTTTTGTTTTTAACGTAGTGAAGCAATGCACGTCTAAGCTTTACAGCAACTTTACCATTCGGACTTTCCCGATAATTCTTTTGTGACCTCTCTATCGCTCTCCGCATCCTTTCCTCTCTTGTTGCATTATTATATGTAAGTATATGTGCATTATGTTGTAACTTTTTATACCTCCTCCAATACTTCTTATCCTTTTGTGATTGAAGTATTTTCTTTTTATTTCTTTGATACCAAGCTCTCTTTTGTAGAAGTATTTTTTCCCTGTTCTTTTTTCTGCTCTCAATTCTTCTTTGCTTAATGGCTTCTGCATTTTCCTCTCTATATTTTTTTCCTACCTCTGCTATTTTTATTATGTTATCAGGATTCTCTCTATATCTCTTCCTGTAACTTTTATTGTATTCCTTCATATATTCTTTTTTATTAAAACTCATTATTCATCTGTTTATAAAAACCTGTTAAACCAACCTCTGCTAAACATCCACTTTACTATCCTAAATAGAAAAAAGAATGATAGGCTAAGTAGTATCTTTGGTAACAGGTCATCATCGTTATTCTGCTTACTCATCAATCTCGATACACAAATGTTATCAGTATGAGTAGTACTATCATAAAACATAAGTATCCTGTGATTGTCATCCTAAGTTCCTTTCCAATTTAACCTCCAAATGCTCAACCACTTGAGCCTGTATCTGCTCAACTCTTTGCTTGGTTACTCCATGATCATTTCCAATCTCCTGAAATGTTTTCTTGGGCATCTCTTCATCGCTTATTAATTGATGTAGTCTGAATGCTAAAATATCTACAACTATTCCAATCACTTTTGATTTAACTTTGCCCTTAGATGTAAGTGCAATCTTGTTCAAACTTCTGTAAGAAATTAAACTATTCTGAGGGATGTCAAGTTGGGTACTTAGATGGAATTTAATATCCCTGATTGGCAACTCATACTTGAGCATTAATGCTTGGTAAGACATTCGTCTATCCATGAAATCCTTGAGGATTCCTTTCGCTGTTCTGTTATCTATACTTTTACTATAATATGTCATAATTTTTTATCCTTTCTTTGGGTTTTATTTGTCTTCGTCATTGGACATTAAGCAAACACTCTCTAAGTCTCCATGCTCGTTAAATAAATCTTCATGGCATTTATTGATTATCTCTACATCAGAGTCATAATCAGCTCTAAACTTTACTTCAATATCTCCTAAAGCAACATTGTTAGTGTTACTATGCTTTAATAATATATTAATTAATTCATCTGCCTTCATAATTTTTTATCCTTTCTTTGGGTAATCTTGTATTTTGTAATTTAGTTTATTCATGTAGTTTTTTCTCTCGGTTTTACTACCAAGAAAATAAATGTATCTGTGCTTCTGCGGCCGATCTATAACCTTGAATTTATCAGGGTTTGCTTGTCGATATTCCAAGGTGTATCTCTCTGTAATGGTCTTAGAGTGTAAAGGTTTGGTCGTTTCAAAATCCATGAACATATCATCAGATTTGATTGTCTCCTCAACCATCTGCCACTCGGTTCTCTTGTCACTCAATCCTGTGTAAATGAAATTGGTTGCCTGATATACTTTGCCTAAGTGATCCTGACTAGTATCTGCATAGCTAATAATGATCTTGGGTCTTGGAAGTAATTTGAAAGATCCACCAATTAGATAACTTGCTTCATTCTTTCGATTGTATTTCAAGACCAACCTTTGCAACTCTATTACCTCATGCTTGTACTCCTTACCACATACTCCAATGGTCAAAGAGTGACTTGGGGGTGATCCATATAGAATGACTCCGATCAACTCATCCCCATCAAACATCCCAAAATAATGGGATGCCGATGGGAAGCGATGAGCATAGTGGATATCGATCACAAAGGGGGTAACATCCAATCGAGTGACCTCTCGGATTTTATAGTTCATTCTTTAGCCAATCACTATACATCCGATTAAGACTATTGAAGTAGAAGTTCACTACCCTTGGCAAAGTCTTGAGGTCGCCAACGATCATCCTGTCCATGTGTAGCAATTCACCTTTCTCAATCTCAAAGGGTAGTTGCCACTCTTCATCCCAACCTAGTGTACATCTGATTTGTAGGTTGTGATTAGGTATCCACCAAGTCCAAGCGCCTGTCATGTCATCAATGTCAAATCTGAATTCGTCTTGAAACATTTGAAAGGAATCACCATCTCTTCCTATGCCTATGATGATTGGCTCATTACCTAGTTTGAGTAGGAACTCTTCAAGTTCAGCGACTAGTTTTTTCTGTTCTTCAGTCATTATTAGTTCCCCACGTTTACGACTTTTACCTCATTGAACAGGCAGTTATTGTCAGTCAGTTCAGTAGGCACTCCAAAATGATGAGCCAACTCTTTGATCAGATATCTCCAATCCTTGTGAGTGTCATAGGTTGTCTTACTAATCACATGAGTAATAAGTTTCTTTGCTCGCTCAATGGGTAGGGAAGCAAGTTGCTCATGTACCTCAAAGATATTCATATTATCCCCCCAATCACTAGTATCCTGATCAAGGGTCTCATCAACCTCCTCAAAGTTTTCGAGTGCCTCTAAGTCTTCAATGACTGAACTAATTCCATCAGAATTATCCTCGTGACCATTGCTATAAAACTCCAAGCATTCATCATGTGTATCAACATCAGACAGGAAGTCATCAATGCCCGTGAGTCCATGTAGTAATTGATGTAATGGTTGATTCTTCTCAATCACTTCATCCTCATAATTGACTAATGACTTGCCCCAATCTGAACCCTCAATTAATTCCCTGATTTCTCTTAGCTTGTCATTTGCTTCTTCGACTGCCTCATTGTAGGTACTTTGAGCCTCTTCAAAGGCGCACTCAAAATCACTTTGAGCGCTCCCAATATCGATCCCATCATAATCCTCTAGTAAGCTCTTGAGGGTATCAATATTATCCCTTGATGGTATGACTAGTTGCCATGCGTTATTGTTTGTCTCTACACTAGTAGAGGTTGATTCATTATTATTATCCATTTTTGTATCCTTATTTATTTATTGTTTGAGGTCAAGTATATTTTTATTATTGGTAAATATAGCACTATCTGTGCAAGTATTAATCCGATGAACTCTAAATCTAATTGGCTCATAATATTATCCCTTTCTTAATTACAAATAGTTTTTAAACGATTTGTCGCCACATTCCCTCATGTGCCTTTTGTACGTCGTTTCCTCTGTTTTGATAAGGTTGCAAATGTCGCTCTTATTTAGATC